TACCGCTTTGATAAGTATCATCTCTTTCTAAATTTGATGTTAAAACTTGTGTACTACCTGTTGTTGCAGTAAAGTCAGATGTCAGTCTCCATGTGTCTGCCATAGATATACCAACACCTGATGTTTTGACTGCTGTTACTGCTGAGTCTGCAATATCTGCTGTAGCTATTGTTCCGTCAGTAATTTTTCCAGTTACAATAGCATTGTCTGCTATCTTAGCTGTAGATATAGATCCGTCTGCTATATCTGCACCAGTAAGTATAGATCCTGTTGGTGACCTCCCTAAATATGACATCTTATGTAATCTCCATTATTGAAAGAGCTGCATCTACTTTTGCTGCAACTGAACAATCAATTTTCATAACATCAGTAGTCTGCATGATTTGTTTTAGAGGTATTGTTAAAGTACCACCAACTGGGATTGGGGAATCTTTAACTAAAAAAACTGTTTCATTGGTTTCTGTATCTGAAGTATCAGACACTAATTGAACACTAGCAGTCACAGCAGCCGTATGAATATTACAAAGAGTTAATGATAATCCTACTGCGGTTGTACTACTTGGTACTGTGTATAATGTGAGAGGTGTTCCAGCTGATGCTGGCATTGCTCCGTTTGTTTTTACTTTAAATGTGTTAGCCATAATTTCCTTCCTATCCTAAAGCTATCGCAAGAGCAGTTGGATCATCTACTGTACTTGTTATTGTTAATGTTTCGTTTGAGCCATCATTGCCTTCAGTAAATGATATGCCAGTTCCAGCTACTAATTTTCCATTAAGAAAACCAGCGGTGCTGTCGTTTGAACTTACTAAAACTTTGACATCTGTATCAGCAACAATGGCTGACCAGGCTGATCCATTATAAAAATTTAATGTGTTTGCAGTTGTATCGTAATACAGATCTCCTTCATTTAATGAAGAGCCTGGAGCAGAAGATGCAATCCTATATCTTTCTGCAAAACTATTGACACCAGAAATATTTGTTGCGGTTGTATTAACATTAGCTACAGCTCCAGCAACAGTAGCTATATTGCCAACAACACCACTAGCTCCAAGAGCTGCCATGTTAGTGACGTTATCGCTTGTCGCTAAAAGATTGAGATCAGTCACAATATCTGATGTAGCAAGAGTATTAAGATCACTAACTATATCTGATGTAGCAAGTGTGTTCATATCACTTATAACATCACTTGTTGCAAGTAGAGCCATATCAGCTATGACATCACTTGTTGCTAATAAGTTCATGTCTGTAATAACTGCACTAGCAGATAATGTGTTTATGTTTGTTTGATCTGATGATGTGGGAGTAGTGCGTTGCCAGGCTGATCCGTTGTAGACCATCATTACATTGTTAGATGTATTAAAATATAAAGCTCCAGTTAGTAAAGATGCACCATCATTATCAGTAGAGGGATCAGAAGATTTTTGACCAAGGTATCTATCATCAAAATTATCATAGCTGGTAGCAGCAGCAGTAGCTGAAGTAGCAGCTGCGGATGCAGAAGTAGATGCCTCACTAGCTTTTGTGGTTGCTGTATCTTTATGACCAGATGCAGTTGTTGCACTTGAAGCTGCGGCAGTCGCACTATTAGCAGCGGCAGTTTCAGAACTAGCAGCATTAGTAGCAGAGGTTGTGGCTGATGCAGCATCAACTAATAAGCTCCATTTAGCACTATCAGTATTGGTTGTAAGAGGTTGTGAGCCAGAACTAGTATGAGCTGTTAAGGCTATAAAAATATTATTAGTAGAGGTATCTTTAACAATATCTCTAATGGCATAAGTTGTAGAAGCACCCCAGTTTCCTTTAACTGTTCCTAGCTCCTGGGTGACTGAAATTTCACCAGAGCTATCAAAAGCTAAGATTTTAGAAGCTCTATCTGTAGAACCAACTGTAAACTCAGTTGATGTCATAGTGTTAGTTCTTGAAAGTTTTATAGCTCTATCGAGTTCCTCTTGTACTTCTTGAACCTGGAGGGTTAGCTTATCTAGTGCAGATTCATGTGAAGAACTAGGGAAGGGGTCATTCTCAACATAGTCTGTACCTTGTGTTAAATTGGTATCTCTTATTAAGATGACAGTTTCACCACTAGCTGGAATATTACCAGATGTAAATGTCACTGTTCCAGATCCAGAGCTGTCTGAAATATTATAATGAGAGCTAATAGTTTTAACAGTTTCAGTTCCAGTAGAACTTCTGATTATTACTTTTAACTCTGCTGTTGTGTTAATTAAAAAATCATAGGTAAATGCAGCGGTGCTACCATTACCATTATAACTTTTTTTAACTGTCGTGCTTGATACTGTCATTATTTTTCCTTATTGTCTTTGAAATCCAGATGCTTCCATCTCAAAACCAGATGGTATAATTTTATCTGTATTAATTAATTCTTGTCGTTTTTTGTGTGCTTGATATTCGTCTGGGTATTCAAATTGAAATTTATTTTCCCATGCAGCTGTATAGTAATCATCTTTTATTGTGCGAATAAAATTTGCCTTTTCTTTAAGTGTTAGATCTGAGTAATCTTTTCTGACTGTTTTATCATTTTTGTTTTTAACAAGATAAGTTCCAATTAACATAGCTTCGTAAATTGCTTCCTTATAACTATTACCATTAATAAAAGTATTTTGTGTTGCTGTTTTTTTTAAATAATAAATTTGATCTGCTGTTAAGTTCATACCTTTGTATTGTCTGCTATCCCAATCATGCGGATTACCCATAAACAATAAATCAATTTCTTGTTGGTCTATTGTTTGACCCTTCGATAGCGTACCGACAACAAACATATTCCATGCTCTTTGACCTTGTGTTAATCCTTTATTACGATTAATCGGTTCACCAAAAGCAGTTAGTTGTTCTGGGTATTCTTTTTTGTCTGAAATCAAATCATATATTTTATTCTTACCAGTAATTAATTGCCGCCAAGTAGAACCGAATTTTGAAGAAGATGTAGGTAAGCCAAAGTTTGGATTATTTACTAGTTCACCATTCTCATCTACAACATTAACCTTTTTACCTTTTGCATTAGTTTCAAATAAATACTCTTCATAATCAATTTCAAAATCAGCTGAATAATCTTTTATAGTACCATCAGAAAATCGACTGTAGTTTTTAAATTGAGCTGAAAATGGAAGCATAGATCCTACAGTAGTTTCTGAAAGTTTTTGTAAAGCATAACTATCACCCTCTACTACTTCTGCTACTAACCCCAGAGCTTGCACCATTGGAACTTGTATTAGATATTCATAAGAACTTAATACTAAAGAGCTGTACCATTCCTCATTAGAATCTGGTCTACCTTTGTAGTTCCATGTTTCGAACACAGATGTAGACATAGCAAGAAAAGCACTAAGAGGTTCTAAACCTACATAGCTAATATAAGTATGGTTGCCAGTGGGTATTCCATTAGCATCAAACTTTGGAGTGCCAGGAGGTAAATTAGGATCAGCTATAACAGCACTATATGGCTGCCAACCCTTACTCTTTAATAATTTCCACATATCCTTATTAGGAGGAGGAGCACCAGTTGTATGACCTTGTGTAAATAAATAAAGTGATGTTCCCCAAATTGTACTGGCTAAAGTAAACCTAGCTATCTGCCTAGCTCTATAATCTGGATCTTCATAAAATTTATTTTTATTAAATCCAGGAATTAAATCTAAACCAAAATTACCATGATAAGATGATACTAATTTTACTATGTTAGTAGGGGTATCAAAAAAAGGTATAATAAATTTAGCAGCTGGCAGTCTTTGTATTGCTTTTAATTTACTAGCAACATTTCCTAATTCATTTTGGAACACTGGTGTAGAAACTGCTTCTTCAACATCTGCAAATCTTTCTTGTGGTATTGCACCATCTAAAACTTTTTGAGCTTCTTTTTCTGCTGCTTGTGTTGCTTTTTCTACGCCTATGTCATCAACTAGTTCATTAAAAGTTCTTTTATAGACATCATAAGCCACATCTCTAACTTTAGCAGCTTCCGATACTCTCTTTACTAATTCGTCTGTAAAGATATTTGCTCTAAAAGATAAGCCACTTGTTTTTCCTAATATATCAATAAAAGTACCTAGTTTTCCTTTATAACCTAAATACTCTCCAGTAATCCTAGATTGTCTTGCTGTATCAAATCTTGTTTTAGAATTTCTTGGCTTGTTTTCTGCGGTAGCTTTATAAGCTAATCTTAAAGCATCAAGCACAGAAGAAAAATAACCATGAATATAACTTACTGCATTTCCTAAATCATACTTTGGGTTTTGACCCCAAAATTCTCCTTCTAGTAATTCTCTGTTTTGAAATTTTGCTTGTATTTTTTTTTTAGTATTAGCTACAAAATTTATACCTTTTTGTAATGGCTTATTAAAAGTTGCATTGTTTATAGCCATTAATAATTTTTCTGGAACATCTAACAGTAAGCTGTACCCCATAGAACCAAAAGCATTTTTCATAATAGTCCTGGTAGACCACATCAAACCACCTTGATACAATTCTTCTACAGCTTCAACATGCCTTCGGAACCAACCTTTTTCCACCATGTGATTATCAGCTGCTGCTTGACCTTTTGTTTTTACAACTTCTAAATATTTTTCAGCAAGTTTTTCTGTAGTTTTTGCTCCTCCATAATCAGATAGTATTTGATCCATAGAACTATCTTTGGTGGTATAATTAATAATTGAATCAGAACCATCCTCTTTAATTTTAAGTGAGTTTAAAGCTCTAGCTACTTCTGATTTCATTCCCTTATATTTATTCATAATAGAAGCATGAATTGTGTATTGGGATCTAAAATCTAATAATAGTTTTTTATCTGTAATACCTTTAGCTTTATTTAAAGAAACTTGCTTTGCTAAAATGTTTAATTGATTAGCACTGTCAATAAGCACAGCTCTAGCTGATTTAATTTGTGTATCTAAATCAACGCCTTTTTCAAATAAATCTTTTTTATTTATATTTTCTAAAAAATTATAACCTTTTGCCTCTGCTTTTGTTTCATCAAAACTTTTGATCTTGTTATTATTTACACGATCAGCAACAGAATTTAGTATTTTCTTTATATCATCTTCTGTTTCAATATATTTAAAATTAATTTTACCAGTATTTATAGGTGTGGCATCTTCAATACTATTTAAAATAGCAATGTCGCTAAGATCAGTACCTTCTTTAAAAATATCATTTTCTATTTTATTGACATAATTAAGGTTTGATTCTTGCTTGTTTTTAGTAGTTATATTTTCGTTTATTATATTATCGTCTGGAACAACTTCATCTGCTAATGGTTGTGTATTTACCTCGACATTTTGAGTATTAAGAAAGTCATCTACAATTTCTTCTTGTTGAACTTTTTTTGGTGAAGTTTCTACTGGCACTTCCTCTTTTTTAGGAACTACATCTGTAGTTGGTTCAACCTTTTTGGGTTTTGGTTTATTTGGTTTTAATTTAGTAAATCCAGTTAATAAGCCAGCATATAGCTCACCATCTCCTAAAAAATCAGCTTTACCTGGTTCGGATGATGCGACTTCTGTCACTCCTAAATTTACACCTAATTTTATATTGTTTAATAAGGAATCTTGCGACCCTTCTATAGTTTTTACCATTGATTTTATTGAGATTTTTACAAAGCGTAGAGCCGCAATGTTATCTCACCCTATATTATTTTTTGTAGTTTTTGTAGTTATTTTTAAACTAATGCAGTATTTTTTTCTTGTTGATCTTCTACTTGTGCAATCGGCACGCCTTCAGTTAAAATCTCTTTTTTCATTTCTGGTGTGAATAACATAAAAGGCATTTTTCTATCTCCAAGTATTTCTGGAACTGTAAAACCCTCTAATTCATCACTTAAAATTCTAGTTGCATCAGTAAATTCATCACCTCTGTAAATTTGCGTTGTTTTGCCATTTTTTATTTGCTCTACAACCAAGTCATTGAAACCAGTTATAAGACTTTTTTCTTCATAAAATTTATATGTTGCAAATTCTGTACCATTATTACCTATGGCAGTATAATTATTTCCAGGTGAAAAATCTGTTCTATCGTATAAATAATCATGTACAAAAGGAGTTGATTTTTTTTCAAGTTTGGCTCCGTATTTTTTACCAAACTTACTTGTAAAGGCTGTTAAAGTATTATCATAAAATCCTTTTAAACCCTCTGGATTTGGTGCACCAGGATATCTTTTGACTTGTATATCACCAGAGGTAAACGAAATTCCATCATAACCATTATCTATTGCATATTTTATTAATCTTTTCATTGTAAGTTCGTACCAGTTTTTCTTAAATGGTGCGTTAGGAGTTTTGAAATCTACACCTTGTGGTAGAATATCATCAATAGCAGAAATAAGATCTTTATATTGTGGATCAGTAAAAAGTATAGTATCAGTTAGTTTATCACCATACTCTTTCTTTAATTCTAATTCTCTTTGTTTCATTAAATCAAGTCGGTATTTTTGATCTGCATTAAAAGGCACACCTTTATAACCTTTTTTTCTACCTCTTTGGTGTAAGTCAGATTGTATTTCTTCTATAAATAATATTTTTTTTCCATCAATCGTTCTGTCATTAAATCTTGCGTGTGCTATCAGATTTTCTCCTGGAGGTACTTCACCACGATAATGATGATCTGTGAATACCTGGGGAGTGCCAGGAGCAGTAATTAACATTTCTTTATAATTATCTCCACCAGGAGTCACATAACTATCAAATTTTGTTGGTATTTTATTTTGTTTTACATCCATCATCTTAAATTTATCACCCAAAAAATTAGTGACATGTTCTAAATTATTAACAATATTTCCAGCCTTTATTTCTGCTTGTTTATAATCTTCAAATTCTTTGAAAAGTGCTGGATCATCTAATTCGTTCATAAATATTTCAAATGCTTCTTCTTTACTTTTTGCCTTTTTTAAAACTTCTGGTGCTTTATCGTCAATAAAAAAATCAAGTTGTTCTTTACCTTCTGTATCTAAAATTTCATCTTTAACTTTAGTAGTCAAAGACTTATCAGCAATAAAATCATCTAGCTCTTCTTTAGTGACTTTTTTTTTACCAGCTAAAAATTCATTTAATCCTAAATCTTCTATTTCTGATTTTTTAATACCTGGAGTATTAATTAGTGTAGCAAGTAATTGATCTCCATTACCAGATTTCATGGTCATATTAGAAATGGCTTTTTCTACATTGGAATAAAAAGGTTTTTCTGACGGAACTAATTCATCAGCTTGTTTTATAACTTGACCAGAACTATCTACAACTTGTACTAGAGTAGGTGCTTCATTAGGTGTAGCTGCTGCTCCTAAAGATTTTGCTTCAAACCCTTCACCAAGAGTTTCTGCAAATTCATCAGCTTCTTCTTGTGTTTTAAATCCTCCAGTTTCTAATCCATTTTGATCGTAGACTTTATATTCACCATCCATACCTTTATCGACAACAACTTCTTGATCTACGTTAGTGGCAACTTCTTCACGACCTTTTTTGTTATACTTAAATTTTTTAGCCATTTTAAAAAATTGTAAAACAAGACCTAATCCTACTCCTATAGGTGCATTACCACTTGCATTTTTCCATTTTCTTTCAAAAGCAGTATCGTCTAAATCTGCTGCTACACTTTCTCTAAAAAGATTAATGTATTTTGTCATTAAGGATGTTTCACCTCTTAAAAATTCTGGAGTAGTTTCGTCAATGTCACCAATTCCAAAAGCCTTGAATAAATTACCTAAATTAACATCATCTTTTTTTTGTGATGCCATTGCAAACTCTACGCCAGTTTCAGCTAATAAAACTTGTATCCACATAGGAAATTTTTTAAAAGTTTCAAATTGACCTAAACCTTTATAAAAACCGACACCTGGCACACCATAAGCTAATCCATATTCTAGAAATGGTGCTGGTGTAAAATTTTTGTTGGTGTATTCAATCTCATCTGAGGTAGCAACAAATTCTGTTATTTCTTGCCAACCCTCTTTTAATTCTCCGTTATCATCAAATGGATGATACTTTCCAAACTTACGAAACTCAGCACTCATATTGTAAAATTGTTCATCTACTTCTGAGTTTGTAGCTCTTATAGTTATATCTGCCTTACCTTCTTGTGATAAACGAAATATCCTAGGTTGATTATCAAATAACTTTCCTATAGTTCCGCCTGTAATTAATTTATTAAATTGAGTTATTGAATCTCCAATTTGAAGAGATGCTTTGTCAATCGCTATATTATAATCACTTAAAGGAGCTGACATAGTCCATGATTTAAAACCTTCAACAATACCACCCATTTTATTTAAAAAACTAGGTTCTATTTTTTCATTGTTATCAACTTTGTTTTTTAACTCTTGTATAAGATCGCTTTTTTCTGTTTTTAATAAAAATGGTAAATCATCTTCATCAACACCTACTGTGGAAATAGTGCCATCTTGAAAATTTATATCAGCATTTAATTCTTTAAAGTTTTCTGGTGGCTCCATAGACATAGAAGCATACAAATCATTGTTTTCATACATTTCTGATTTGGAAAGATTTTTATCAAACTCATCCATAATTATTTCTCAATTACCTTTTCTATTTGTTCTATTCTTTTAGTAAGTTTTAAATTTTCATCTAATACTGAAATAATACTTCCTATGTCAGCACCAGTAAGTGTGACATTAGGTAATGGTTCGTATTGTTCATCTGTATTAAATTCATCAGCATTAACTAAATCGTTTTTAAATTTTTTTAAGGTATTTTTTACATCTAAAATATTATTTTGATTTATAAAATCTGCTTTAATATTTCTTTTTTCTATTTTTGATATTGTAAGATTAATTAAATCAATTTTAATTTGTTTAAAACCTTCCATCATAAAAGCATCTACTTTATCTTTATATTCTGGCGTATTAAATTTATCCGCATTTTCTGGATCATTTAAATAATCATCCATTTTAGTCACTACTTGAAACATATTTAAATTTACAGTATTAATAAATTCAGTTGATTCATTTGATAGTTGATCTTCAGAAACACCAATTATATTCATAAACTTTTTTTGTATTCTTCTTTGTTCTTCTTGAAAATTAGAACCTACCATTTGATATAAGGCTTCTGCATCTTGTTTTGTTAAATATTGTGCATTATCTAAAACATCTTTAAAACTAAGATCATTAAAGTAGGATCTTTGTATAAGGTCTGTATGAACCGCTTCTACTGTATCAGTTGCATAAATACTTCTACCAGTAATCATATCTTCCATCTTTTTTAATTCATCGTAGGTAAAATCTAGAGTTTTAGCTATTTCAAAAGCCTTTGTCATTTCTAGTGCATCATCAGCATTTTTTATATTTCCTAAAAATATTGTTCTTTCAATATTATTTTTTTCTATATCTATTTGCTTTTCTGTTTGAGCATCGATTTTATTTTGAAAAGTAATTTTGTCACTTCTTTGATCTAAAACACTACTTAATATTTTTTCAGTTTGAAATGTCTTATTTTTTCCTAATAGAAATGTATCAAAATTATTAGAGCCAGTTTGTGTAGGATAGCCATTTTCTAGATTTGACACATAAGATAATATCTGAGTATTTGACATATCTTTTGTAAGATCAATTAAGTGAGCTTTAGCTGTGTTATACCAAAAGTCTGATTCAACTTTCATATATGTATCGGCACTTACATAATTTTTAATTGATTCAAGCTGGGTATAAAATTCAGTTGTTAAATTTTCAATATTATTTTGTAAGCCATTTAAATCTTTATAATCAATTTTAACAAAATCATTTGTAATTATGTCAATAGAGTTCATTGCAGACATTACAAATTCTTTTTCTATTCTTGTGTTTTTTTCTTTTAAAACTCTATTTTGTATTTCTAAATATTCTAAATTAATTTTTGATGTAATTGCATCTCTGACATAACTAGATTTAATATCTTTATTGTTTGTGACATTTTTTTTTATAACTTGGTTTTTAAAATTAAATAATAATTCATCATATTTAGTGGGATCATATTGTTTAAAGGTTCCGTCTGGTTGTTCTTCTCCAGTATATAATTGTTCTTCATAGGATTGTAAAAAACTCTGTGCTTGTAAGGATAAATTATTAATAACAGTCTTATCTCTACTGTCTTGTATTTCCATTGCATACTTAGCAACAGTATTACCAGTATCAATAGCTGATTGTGCTATTGTTGCAAAAGGTGCAGTTAGTTGATTGCTAAGTTGAAAATTAGGCTTAGCACTTTCAGTTGCAGCTAACCTACCACCAGTAATTTGATCTATTGTTGGAATTTTAACCATAATATCTATTGTATGCTCCGTATGTAGAAGCAGCACCACCTAGTAAACTGCTGACTGCTTGTGTTCTTGCTGCAAAAGCCTGGCTCTGACCAGTCATTAAAGCTACATCTCCTCTCATTCTTTCTATGTTGGCTGATTCAACAGCATTACGTTTTCCTAATTCTGCATTGTATTCAATAGTATTTCTTTCAAACTCTGCTCTTTCTGCATTACTTTTTAAAACTTGCATTGGTGTACCTTCATCAATAACAACACCATTTTTCAAATATCCGACTACTGTTGATGCTTGTAGTTGATCGTACTGTCTATTAAAATTTAATAAGTCTTGATCTTTTTGTGTATCAATTAAAAGTTTGTCTTGCTCAAATAATTTAGCTCTATGGTCAAAGATTTTTTTATTATACTCGCCAGTTTGTTTAGCTGCTTTGGCTTGTGCCATGCTGGCACTAGCTGCTACGACAGCAGATGCAGCTGTTGCTGCTATTGCTAAAGGTGACATTATATTACTCTCGCATATCTCATGTAATCTTGTTCCATGTAATCGTATTTTTTCATTAATCCCTCTGGTTCCATTCCTAAAAATTTTGCAAATCGATGACCATCATCAAAGCTATGTAATACTGCTGTTTGCAAACGATGGATGTCGTTTTTTTCTATTAAGTAGTTAGTATATTTTTTTATAGTCCTGGCAGTTTCTATCGGATATTTGTTTATGTGGTGTGAAGCTATAACCCATCCTTCATAACAACCTTGCCAATATTTTATAATACCACCGCATACAATCGGTCTGTTTTCTTTGACGCCAGTAAAACAATCATCGACTTCTAAATCATTTATAAAAGATAAACTTTTTTGATTACCAATAAGCATATTATTGATGTCTTGAAAAACAATATATCCATGTTCTTTTATAAATGGTCTAATTTCCATTATCCGTCATAGGTGTTGAGCTGCGGATACAAAGCAGTCACAGTTAAAGGAAGAGGTTGTGTTTGTTTTACAAATACAAACCCATCAGTTTCATAGTCAGAGTTAAATTCTATTTGTTTATCTCCGCTAAATAAACTAACCGCTTGATCCATAGCCATAGAGGAATCTCTAAATGGTATTATGTCTGTGTTGTCTGCTTTACTTCCTACTTCGGCACCCACTGTTTCGAATAGCCTTATAGTTAATTCTTGTATTCTTTTTGTTTTACCTTGTGCTGATCCATCGGCACTACCACTTTCTATTCTCATAGTTTGTAAGCTAGAAGTATAAGGTAATCCTACTGTTATTTTTGTAGCTGACCTATCTAATGTAATAGATCCATCACTCACAGTTTTGTTTGCATGAGTAGCTCCGTTAGCCAGGATAGAAACTGTTTGACCTTCTAAGTGATCTAGACCAGAAACAGAAGTCACTGCTGATCCAGAATATTGCAAGGCACTATCTAAGAACCAGGCATCTTCAATAACAGAAGAGTAATCAAAAGGTTTTAAAAATTCAACATATCTGCGTGTAGCACCATTGACTGTTCTTTTCACAATCATATACAAAGTATCTTCACCTTGTGATGCAGCAGTAGAGTTAGATATAGCAGCCACACTTTCTACGACAGCAGTACCACTTCCAAAAGCACCACCCATAATATGTCGATGCCAGGCAACTACTTGTTCTGATCTTTGATAAGTCATGGCACAAAGAACACCATCAGATCTTACAACCCAAACAATGCTGTCTGGTTCTTGTTGATAAGTCCATTGTGTAAATCCAGTTGCTACGCCAGAGCCACCTATATGTTCTGATAATATAGTAAGGTCTGGAGCTATGTATCCATCAGTGTCATAGTCGTAAGTGAGTTCACGAACTTTTTTACCAGCTCGTTGTACAAATAAAATTTTATTACCAGCAATTAAAGCATCTACATCAGAGGTACCATATCCAGCTTGTCTTTTAATTTGGATATTAGTTGGTGTGATAGGTTCTGCACTGGATGATGCAGTAGCTATAAACTCACCACTAGATGTACCTAAGACTAATGTTCTTAAACCTTTAATATATTTAATGGCATTAACCTGGTCTGATCCAATAGTAAATTTCATACCATCGGTAGCATTAGTGCCAGTAGTCATGTTTTCAAAATCACCAGATTGTGAAAAAAATATTGTTTGAGGATTTGCAGTTGTTGCTGCAAAAACTAATCGTTGTTCAAAAAAGGTGACACAAGAAGGATGACCAGTAGTATCTGAAAAAGCACCTAATTGAAAAGAAGCTGTAGCATCTGTATTGGCAAAAGCTGTTGTAATAGTACAAACAACTACAGTAGAGTTTGTCCTGGCTGTTATTGTAGCAACACCAGAATTAAATTTTATAGATCTACCGACATCTGTTGTAAGCCATCCCTGGTCATTATTAATACCAGTAGTTGCAGAGGCGGTTATATTTACACTTGTGCCAGTAGAGGCAGAAGCTGGGGTGAGGGTAGTAGTGGTAGTGTTTGCATCTAAGAAAGCATCACCATCAAAATTTATTTCATCAAGGCTCCAGGTTGTATGACCAGTTCTAGATAACTTGGATGCTTCGTGAGAAGGATGACATAAAAACATGACATCTGCTGACTGTGCAAACTTTAAATCAAAAACTTGTGATGATAGATAAGGTGTCGTGAGTTCAAAAACTCTACTGACTGTACCACCAGAAGAGTAAGCTGAAAATGCAGAAGAATTAATATCGGTACCATCAACATTTTGTAATTCAAAAGTATTGGTTGTTTTATCAGCTACTAAAAAAGTTTTACCATTAACTTGTGTCATACCAGCTACACTAGAGATAACAACTGTATCACCATTACTATAACCATGACTAGTAGCTGTCACGACTGCTGGATTAGCCTGGGTAATTCCAGATATAGTTTTATTTGCTTCTAAAACTTGACCACCATCTTTGTGAACTCTCATATATAAATTACCAAACTCTAAGACATAAGTTTGTGTTGTTGAAAATTCAAAAGGTATTAGTCTTGTAGCATTAGCAGAAGTTTTAACTTCACTAATAAACTGTGTACCAGGTCTACGAGTAGCACCACCATGAGGATGCACAATCATATTCTCTAAAGTTTTACAGCCTTGAAAATATTTTTGTAAATCTGTTCTACCATCTAATCTTGGTGATAATTCACCACCAGTAAAATTAGAAAAAGCAAATGTTGATCTAGGCACTATAACCTCGCATTAATAAAGTCACCAGCTTGTACTCTGTTATCATCATCTGATGATCCTTCTGTAGCATCAGCAAACCTTGCTTCTTTTAATTTGGCATCATAAAGACCAAACATTCGATCCATTAAAGTAGAGGATTGAGTTATGGGATAACAAAGTTCGGCTGCTAACCTGGCACTTATTGTTTCTATTAGTAGTGTGTCGTATTGTGTTGTGTCAGTAATCTTTGCAACATATTGAATTTTTATAGTTGCTTGATTAGTTAATAAATTTCTTCCTTCTATTCTGTAAGTTTCTTCTCCAGAAAGATTAGAATTTTCAGTTCTTAAAACTCTTAAACAATCCGCTGGTAATGTGTACTGATAGCTCCATTGAAAGTTAGGAGTTTCAGTATTAGCTGCTAGATCAATTCTTTTAATTAAACAGTTCCAGGGATGTGAACGAAAGATGGCATCCCTCACTGGCTCATATCTTTGATTGCATAAGCGACCATTCTTTGAGTTTTCAGTAAGGGAGATAATCGTAGCTCCGCCTAACATATTTAAAGCTGAATTACATATATCTACTGTAGATGCCATCTCTTCTCCTTTTTATTCTACGCTATAAACAACGATACATTTGATGGTGCCAGAAATTGTAGCACCGCCAGTTGTAATTATGACATCTGTCACAGCAGTTGTTCTATGACCTACACCAGTCATTGTTGCTATTGGAGCACCAGTTGATGATCCAGCTAACATTGACTGAGTTTGACCAGCAACATTCCAAGTAGAAGTGGCTGCAATGAATAAATCATCGTCTGCCGCTGTTCCAACTTTAAGTGTTGAAGATCCACCCAATGCATCACATTTAAGAATTAAATCGTGAATTGTTGCGTTAGTAGGTATTCTTGCTATTGATATATCTGAACCAGATGCAAGTGAGGATGCTTCGTAAGTACCATGAAATACTCTGAGCTTTCCTCCAGCAAGTTCGCTGTCTACTTTAACAGTAGGAGTTGCGTCTAGATTAGTTAGTTCTGTTCCTTTTACACTAGCCATTTTTTACTCCTATTCATCACAAGCTATTTCGACAACTTTATCTTCTTCCATTCGCACCGCTCCGATGCTCATGCAGTAGTAAACTTGTGTACTATAACTCTTGTCAGCTCTTTCAGAAATCTTTGCCATAACATCTTTACCAACAGCAAGTTTAATTGCATCAGCAGTAAAGGCATAACAAAGTCTGTCGTCTGTGTTAGTAGCGTCTAAAGACAATCTGTTAGACATAATGAACTCAAATCCTAGGAAAGAATTAACTGTTCCTTGTGCTAAAGCCTTAACAGTGTTGAAGTCAGATGACTTAACTTCTGTTGTGTTTAACAAGTCTGATATTTGAGTTGGTGAACAAACCACATATCTCTTTAAAGATGGGTCAACATCTGCTAAGTCCATTAGTTTTTTTGCTTCTAATAGCTTTGCAACTGTCATTCCATCTGATTGAGATGAACTAAATGGTTTTTGAGATGAAGGAAGAGCAGTAGATGTTCCTCCACTTACTCCAGTTGATGCTGTTCCGCCTAAAGCTGTAATGATAACATCATCCATTGATCTACCCATAGCAGCAGCCGCAGCTCTTGCATAAGTTGATGTAGGATCAATTAACATTCTTACTTTGTCGGATTCATCGACTAAGTCAGCCCATTCGTAATCTTCGAGGCTAACTCTTCTTCTTGCGTGTGGTGTGTCGATTTGGGGAGTGTCACCATGCCTGGATGTTCTTTTGATAGCAGCGGTAGAACCGATTTGCTCAAAAAAAGCATTGTTAGCTTGTACACTCTCAACATCAACAGCACCTCTGAGTTTACTTCCCATTTGTTGCGACAGTAATTGAACATTGTTTTTATACTGTTCAACAAAAGAAGTTGTAATTTGACTTGACATAAGTCTTTCTCCTTTTTTGTGTTGTTGTTATAAATGTTCAGACTAGCTACCGATAAAATCGACTTGTCTTGGATTTTAAAACTTTTGGTTTGCTTGCTTTCAAGCTGTCTTTAAAGACCACCATGTGGCTACCTTTATAATCCAGGCATTACTGCCTAGGAATTTATTCTTCGTCTGGATACATCATTTGTCTTAATTCAAAGACATCTTGCACAGCTCTGTCATGGTTTGGATGGCTCTTATCCCAGTAGGGGGAGCCAGGCACCATGTGCTGGTCAATCTTTCTTTGTGCTTCGTCTGGCGTAAAGACATTTTCTTGTGGTGCATTGATAGGTTGATCTTCACCTACCATAGACGCTAATTTTACAAAACCTTTAATAAGATCTGGATTGTTTCCTAGAGATGAACCATCTGCCAGGGTAATTCCATCTAACTGTTCTTGTGTAAAAACATTCTGTGCTAATCGCATAGCAGAATTTAATTTACTGTCATAGGCTTTACCATATTCTTTTCTTAATAGAGCTTCTGTTTCGGCTCGTTGTGTTTCTACATCAACACCAGCATTTGTTTGTGCTTGTTCTTGTGCTTCATTATAGAAACCTACTAAAGCAGATACTTGTTCGTTATTAAGACCTAGCTCATGTGCTAATGGTTTAAAACTTGTTATCATATCTGACGCTTCACCTTCAATGACATATTCATCTGCTGACGATGGTCTACCCATTTTAGAATAAACTTGTTCTGCAAATTGTTTGATATCTTCTGGTGTGGCGTGTTCGGTGGGTACTGCAATTTTGTCTGCTCCAATAAATTTTTGAGCATTAACAAAAGACTTTGCTAGACCTGGAATATCTACGATGGTTTTCATCGAAGGATCATTTTTTAAATCTTCTGGAAGTTGATCTCTCCAGTTTATTTCAGTAGGCTCAGACACTGGAACTGGTTGTTCTTGTGCTACCTGGTTTTCTTCTACCATTATTTTCTCCTTTAATCATGTTTTTGAGAAATAAGATAACTGTTCTTTGACCTTCTAAGTAGGCAAGGTTGTTAGTGTTGTTATCCATTGTTGTATTATGGATATGAAATCTAAGTTCTAAATCCTCTAATACTTCTGCACCATCTCCCTGTGCAAAAACTTTTTGATATTTTTCTCTAAGTTTTTTTACTTGATCCATTAAGAACTCTCCTTAAACTTTTTTTCATTTTTTAATGATTCAATAGCAAACTTTTTAAGTTTTTGTAGATCTTTAGTAGATGTATAAAGAAAAAAAGCTTTAGCACAAAGTGTATCTAATAACTCATTCGTTTCATCTTCTTTACATAACGCTCTTATTTCTAATAATAGTTTTTCATTTTTATTCATAATTATAATACCTTTCATATATACTATGTAGTTATGTGTATGTTTTTTGCAAAAAATTCCAAAAAAAAAGGTAATTAATTATTACGGCTTTAGTGCTTCGACCATAGGTGCTGCTTGACCAGCTGCTTTAGCTTGTTCTAGCTCTG